GACACCGCCTTGCTCCTCGAAACCGCCCTCCCGCAGCTCCGCCTCCTGCGCACCCACGAACACCTCGACGCAGCCCCGCAGCTCGTCGCCCACGTCGTCGCCCAAGCGAACCCGTCCATCGGCCCCCACGACAGCGACGGGTCCATGCACACCAAAGCCAGCCACGGCACGCTCCCGTTCGCCGCCACCCCCGTCGACGACGCCGACGACCTCTACGGGCGCCTGTCCTACTGGACCCTCTACTTCGCCCGCCAGTTCGGTGAACTCCCGCCCGCACACCTCCTCGCCGTCTACACCCGCAACGGCGACGTCGCCGGCCTCCCCGCCCACGCACTCCGCTTCCCCGAGCACGCCACCCTGCTCACCGCCACCACCGCCCACTGGCTCCAAGACCACGAGCACCGCATCGCCGCGACGCCCGTCCTCGACGACTACGACGACGACATCAACCAGATGGTCGCCTCACTCCACGGCCGCTACCCGACCGCCCCACCACCCGCACACCGCTACTTCGCCCGCCCCTGCGACGTCTGCGACGAACCCCAAGTCCGCGTCCACTGGACCGACGCCGAAGACGGACCCCAGATCCTCATCCTCCGCTGCCGCAACTGCCGCTACACCGTCCCCGTCACCGACCTCGACCGGTACCTCGCCAGTGCTTGGTGACGACAACGACCCCGACTGGCTCACCATGCGTCAAGCCGCCAAGCGCGTGAAGCGCCACGTCCGCACCATCAAACGCTGGCGCCACAACGGCATGACCGTCCGCCAACACAACGGCCTCAACTACGTCCACCTCGACGCTCTCACCAGCTGGTGGCGAGCACGCATGCTCAACGACCCCACCCGACGCCGCCACACCTGACCGAGAGAACATCGACCATGGCCGAAGACCGCATCAGCAACATCGCCCGCGAGATGATCACCAAGATGGGCGTCCGACCCGAGAGCCTGTCCGCCGAAGCCCAGGCCGCAGCCCTCGTGATCGCAGCAGAGCTCGTCGACCGGAACCCGGGCGCACCCACTGGCATCACTGTCACCAGCGGCCCCGTCGGCGCCCGCGTCACGACCCAGATCGTCGACCCGGGCATGTCTCTCGCAGACCGCCAACGCTCAGTCGCGGCCAGACAGATACTTCGCAGCTAGGCCCACCTGCCACCGATCCACCCGAAGGAGTCGACCCAATGCCCGCACAGCCCATGCCTCGCGTCCTCACTCGGCAGCGCGCCTTCCTACTCGAGCACGGCTTCGAGCTCGACACCGTCGTCGACTTCCCGATCGGCGACACCGGCATCCGTACCATCAGCTTCCCGCCCACGCACCCCTGGTACGAACGCAGCCGCTTCGACCTCACCAGCGAAGGCGGCACCGCCGGCTACGCCAATCTTCACCATCCACTACCCCGACGACGCCACACACCGAGCAGCCCTCGAAGCCCGAGACCTCGACTGGCAGGAGACGGTGAGCCAAGCCCTCGAACGCCACGAGTAGGCCCCACAGCGCTCGCAGCAGCACGCCGGACGGATTTGACTCCGTCCGGCGTGTCGCGCTTGCACCGGCGACGTTGTCACCGCCTACGTTCATTCTTGGCGAGAGCCGCACCCTGGCAACGAGGAAGTGCCGCGGTGCGAGCCAGCCCGGGCTTCGGCCCCATCTGGATGACCGTCGCGTCCACCGGCGCATGTGCGGTCACGGCAGGGCCGGTCGATCCCGGCCCTGCCCCATCTGCTCCCGAGCGTGTCCCCGCGAACACCGTCCAACATGCGCGCGGCGAGCACACGCACGGGATCTACCCGCCAAGGAGGTGCGCATGCTCGCCGCTGCCGTGCTGCTCACCCTGGCCGTCATCGCCCTCGCGCCGCCTCGCAAGCCGCCGCGAGACTGATGACCCGCACCAGCACCCGCCTCGGCCACCGCCTGCGTGCAGAGTTCTTCGAGGCCGGCAAGCGCCTCGACGCAGCTGGCGCCCCCGAGGCGAACTGCTGGCTGTGCAAGCAGCGCATCGACTACGACGTCGCACCGAACAGCACACCGTCGAGCCACAACCTCGACCACTACCACCCGGTCGCCGTCCGCCCAGACCTGCAGGACGACCCATCGAACTTCAGGCACGCACACGCCGACTGCAACACGAGACGCGGGAAGAACGCACCCAGCCTCGGCCTCGGCGACGAGGTGCCCGCCTGGTACTGACCACGCAACACGAGGAGAGACCGTGACCATCTCGCTCCGAGGCAAGACCCTGCCCACCAACGTCAGCGCCTACCACGAGGTCGAGTACGTCGACGGCAAGGCCCGCAACACGGGCGCCATCTGTATCGGCCCGATCCCCGTCGGCATCGTGCTCGATCAGGACGAGGCGCGTCGGCTCGGGCAGTACCTGCTCGGCCTGCCCGAGAACGCCAAGGTCGACGCGCCCGAGCCGATCGTCGGCAGCATGGTGCCGGGCGTCTGACCATGCCCGTCTCCACCAACTCGACCGACATGGTCCGCATCGTCCGCCGCAGCGGCGGCCCTGGCTACTACGTCCAGCACTGGGACCGCAGCTCGACCCGCACGGCCTGGCTCTGCCGACGGCAGGTCGTTCGCTTGACCATGCGCAGCGCGCTCAAGACGGCGAAGCGGTGGCCGGGCCCGCTCACGGTCGAGCCGCGCTTCTGGCGAGAGAGCAGCGCCCGATGACGGCAAGGAGCTGACCCCGATGGCCACCCAGCAGTTCGTCAATGCCCTGCTTGACAGCCTGCGCGGACAGAGCCTGACCATCGACCAGGCCGACGACATCCGTGAAGCGCTGCTGCCTTGCACCGCATCGCAGCCTCGACCGGCCAACGTCATCGCCACGATCCCGGCGCACCTCAGCGTCGCGCTCGGCGACGGGCAGCCGGCCGAGATCGCGACCTTCGACGTGCACCTCGCGGCTAAGCCCGGCGCCCCGAGCATCGCGGACATCGAGGTGAGCAAGGCATCGATGAGTCGTGCCCTGCGCGACCTCGCTCATGAGGTCCTCCGGCCGACCTGACTGCGCGCGGAGGCCCTCGCCGGCGAGGCCGCCAGAAAATCCAGCGACCTCGGCAGGGCGGAACACCTCCCGCCTGCGCGCGTCCTCCCTCCCCGCGGTGCGCCGTCGCACGAAATCTGTGACACCGCGCGTGACACCGAAGGGGCACGCCGATGCCGAGAACACCCGAGGCGCACCGCGAGTACATGCGGGCGTACCGGGCCCGCAAGAAGGCCGAAGCCGCCGCAGCGAAGCGCTCAGGCGGCGGCAACACGGTGACCAAGCCGGCGAAGCCGCCGCGCGAGAAGCTCGGACCGCACCGAGCGGCCGTGACCCGCATGCTCCGCTCCACCGGACTGCTGCACGTGCCTGAGGAAGCGCCGCTCGTCGAGCTCGTGAAGACGCTCGCCGCGGAGCTCGATGCCGGCGCCGAGGGCGCGGTCGCCAGCCGCTACCGCGCAGCGCTCGCCGACGTGCGCAGGGTGCTCGCCTACAGCGGCCGGCCGAAGTCCTCCGCCGACCCGGCGCCGCCCGCCGAGGAAGCGCAGCCGGCGCCCGCGCCCGCTGCAGAGCCGACCGCGCCGGTGAACAGCCTCGCCGCGTTCAAGCAGTCCCGGGGGATCAGCTGACCTAGTCCCACGGAGGTGCGGTGCCCAAGCACTTCGGGCGCACCGAACCGCGGCTCTGGACCCGGCCGCTGCGCGTCTTGACCCCCGACACGTCGCTCGGCTTCGAGGTCATCGACTTCGCGCGCGCCGTGCTCGGCATCGAGCTGTACCCGTGGCAGCAGTGGCTGCTGATCCACGCGCTCGAGCTGCTCGTCGACGGCCAGTACCGGTTCCGCCGCGTCGTGGTGCTCGTTGGCCGGCAGAACGGCAAGACGACGATCGCGTCCGTCCTCGCCGCCTGGTGGCTGTTCGTCGACTCGGCTCGCCACCCCGACCGGGTCCCGCCACTGAAGTTCAAGGTCGTCGGCATCGCCCAGAACCTCGACATCGCGCGCGAGCCGTGGGCGCAGGTCAAGATCTGGGCCGACCCCAAGCCGGACACGCAGGAGGAAGCGGACCTCGCCCTCGACGCCCTCCAGGACGCGACAGCGCAGGTCGTGGACACGAACGGCAAGGAAGCCATCGTCGCCCGCTCCCGCGCCCACTACGAGATCCGCGTCGGCAAAAACGCCCGAGGCAAGCCCGCTGCCCGCGTCCTGATGGACGAGCTCCGCGAGGAGAAGAGCTGGGCGGCATGGAACGCGGTCTCGCAGACCTCGAAGTCCTTCTGGAACGGCATGCTGATCGGCTTTTCCAACGCCGGTGACTCCGGATCCATCGTGCTGCGCACCCAGCGCAACGCCGCGCTCGAGGACCTCCGCGACGCCGGCATCGACTTCCCCGACGCCATCCAGCGCGGCATCGAAGCAGCCGAAGCGCACGCGAACGGCGAAGACGCCGACGAAGTCGACGACGCGGACCTGACCGACGACGACGTCTCGGACGAGCGCACCGCGCTCGGACTCTTCGAGTGGTCCGCAACACCGGGCTGCGCGAAGGACGACCTCGACGGGATCCTCGAGTCGAACCCGTCCATCGGGTACGGCGCGATGACCGTCGGCACCTGCCTCGCTGACATCCGCGGCATGACCGACGCCGGCTACCGCACCGAGGTGCTGTGCCAGTGGGTCACCGCCAAGGTCGAGTCCTACATCGACGTGAAGGACTGGGAGGCCCTGCACGTGGCGGTGAACGAGTTCCGCATCCCGAAGGGCGCCCGCACCGTCTGGGCCGTCGACACGTCGCACGACCGCTCGATGTCGTGGATCGCCGCGGCGGTCTACACCGAGTCCGGGCGTCCGTTCGTCAACGTGCGCGTCAAGCGGCCCGGGATGATGTGGGTGCCCGACACGCTCGAGCAGCTCGCCGAACAGTCAGGCCACCGCGAGGTGGTGCTGCAGGGCCGCGGCTGCCCAGCGATGGAGTTCATCGAGCCGCTGCAGAAGCGGAAGCTGATCGTCCACGCACTCGAGGGCGGCCCGTTCGCGCTCGCCACCGGCCGCATGCGCGACCGCGTCCGCGACTCCGTCCTCCTCACCGTCACCCAGCCTGACGTCGACCTCGCCGTCGAGGGCGGCGTCGTCATGGCCTACGCCGAGAACCTCGCCTGGTCGAGGAACCGGTCCCTCCCCGTCGACATCTCCGGCCTCATCGCCGAGAGCGAAGCGCTGTACGGCCTTGAGCTGCTGCAGCCGCCGCCGCGCGAGGAGACCCCGCCGCCCCCGCCGAAGGCGGAGCTGATCACCCGCGACGACGTCGCGCCGGACGAAGTCAACCTCGCCTCCGCGAGGTTCTAGAAGGGCGGTGGTCTGTGGCGGAAGTCGGCTACCAGCAGACTCAGCTCGCCTCGTGGACGACCCTCGCCGCGCAGGCGGAGGAGACGAACCCGGATCTGCAGTGGCCGAAGTCGCTGGACATCTACGACCGGATGCGCCGCGAGGACGCGCAGATTGGCTCCGTGCTCCGCGCGGTCACCCTGCCGATCCGCTCAGCGGACTGGCAGATCGACCCGTCCGGGGCCCGCGACGAGGTCGTGGACCTCGTCGCCTCCGACCTCGGGCTACAGGTCAAGGGTCGACCGCCCGTCGCGCCGCTGCGCACCAAGGGGCACTTCTCCTGGGCCGAGCACCTCCGACTCGCACTGCTCGAGCTGCCCTACGGGCACTCGTTCTTCGAGCAGGTCTACCGGCCCGAGGGCAACCGGGCGCACCTCGCGAAGCTCGCATGGCGGCCGCCCCGCACGATCGCCAGCGTCGACGTCGCAGCCGACGGCGGCCTCATCGCGATCAAGCAGCACGGCACCACCGGCCCCGACATCACCATCCCCGTCGACCGGCTCGTCGCCTACGTCAACGAGCGGGAGGGCGGCAACTGGCTCGGCATGAGCCTGCTCCGCAACGCGTACAAGAACTGGCTCCTCAAGGACCGGATGCTGCGCGCTCAGGCCCTCACCATCGAGCGCAACGGCCTCGGCGTCCCCGTCTACACGGGGGCGCCGCTGCCGGCGATCGCGACGCTCTCTCTCGACGAGGCGCGCACCCACCAGGAGTCGGAGAGCGCGGCCGGGCTGGCCATCGCCAAGGGGTTCCGGGCCGGCGACGCCGCCGGCGCCTCCATCCCCAACGGCGCATCGCTCGAGCTGAAGGGCGTCACCGGCGACCTGCCGGACACCGACAAGCCGATCCGCTACCACGACGAGCAGATCGCCCGCGCCGTGCTCGCCCACTTCCTGAACCTCGGAACTGAGACCGGCTCCTGGGCGCTCGGGACGACGTTCGCCGACTTCTTCACCGGGTCGCTGAACGCCGTCGCCATGCACATCCAGGACGTCACCCAGCAGCACGTCGTCGAGGACCTCGTAGACCTCAACTGGGGCACCAGCGAACCCGCACCCCGGCTCGTGTTCGAGCCCATCGGCGCGAAGCTTCCCGCCACCGCGGAAGCCATCAAGGCCCTCATCGACGCCCGGGCGATCGAACCCGACGCCGAGCTCGAGGCCTACCTGCGGACGGCATACCGCCTGCCCGTGAAGGACGACACGACCAGCCGGGGCTTCGCCGCACCCGCGATCACGAAGGGCACCTGATGCCGACACGCAAGCCGGACGTGAAGCACCCCAACCGTTACTGGGGTGCGAAGGCGCTGCCGAAGTCGAAGGCCGAGTTCTTCGACGCGATCACCGTCCCGACGCCGGCCGGCACCGGCACCGTCGCGACCGTCCGCATGTACGGGCCGATCGACTCCTGGGGCGGCTACTGGGGCATCTCCGCCAAGGACGTCGGCGCGATCCTCGACGCGCTGCCCGACTCCGTCGAGCAGATCATCCTGCGCATCAATTCGCCCGGCGGCGAGGTGTGGGAAGCGGTCTCGATCCTCAACATGCTTCGCGCTCACGCCGCGACGGTCACCGCCGTCGTCGACGGGCTCGCCGCCTCGGCCGCCTCCGTCATCGCCGCCGGCTGTGACGAGGCCGTCATGTCGCCCGGCACGCAGATGATGATCCACTCCCCGTCGTCGATCACGTGGGGCAACGCCCGCGAGATGCGCAAGACGGCCGACGTCCTCGACGTCATCGAGGCGTCGATCATCGAGATTTACGCGGCGAAGGCCGGCGAGCAGGACTGGCCGACGCTCCTCGCCGACGAGACCTGGCTCACGGCCCAGCAGACCGCCGACCTCGGCCTCGCCGACCGCGTCGCCGTCATCCCCGACGCCGGCGAGACCGAGACCGTCGGCACCGAAGACGACGAGCTGCTCGTCCTCCCCGACGAGGAAGACCCGGAGGACTCGGCCGCCCGAGTCGTCCACATCATCGCGCGCACCCCGCGCCTCAGACTCCCGAGCTCGACCGAGCCGGGTGAACCCAGACAGAAGGAGAACGCTGTGGCTTACAGCGACCTGACGGCTGGCCTCCGCAAGCGGCTCGGTGTCACCGATGCCGACGCCTCCGACGAGACGCTGCTCGCAGCACTCGACGAGGCCCTCGCGGAGCAGCCCACCACCACCGCGGCGCCCGACGGCGCCGTCATCATCGACGCGAACGCCTGGGCCGAGGTCCAGGCCGCGGCCCAGGACGGCCGCGCCGCCCGCGCCGAGCAGGACAAGACGCGTCGCGACCGCATCGTCGACGACGCCGTCAACGACGGCCGCATCCCGCCCGCGTCCCGCGAGGGCTGGCGCAAGCAGCTCGACACCGACGAGAACGGGATCAAGACGCTGCTCGCCGGCTTCCCGACGAACACCGTTCCCGTCAAGCCGCTCGGCCACTCCGACGAGCCCTCGGCCGACGACAGCCTCTACGCCAAGGCGTTCCCCGACGAGAAGGAGGACTGAGCCATGGGGTACAGCCACATCCACCTGTTCGCGCCCGGCGCGAACGTGACCTGCGACACCTCCGCCGACATCATCGGCGGCCGGCTCGTCGAGATCACAGGCAACCGCACCGTAGCCCACGCGGCCGCCAACAGCATCAAGGTCTTCGGCGCCGCCGCGACCGACACCAAGAGCGGCGACGACGTCCTCGTCATCCGCAAGGGCGTGCAGCGACTCCTGTCGTCCGCCGCCATCACCGCCGGCTCGCGCATCGTCGCGGCCGCCGACGGGAAGGTCGCTGCCGCCGGCAACGGCGTCACCGGCATCGGGCTCGCGCTCACCACGACCACGGCGACGGATCAGCTGATCCAGGTCGCCCTCGACTGACAAGGAGCCGAGACATGGGCAACAGCCTGACCTACCCGGTGCCGGCCATCAACGACACCGGCACCCTCACCACCGAGCAGATCCACCAGCTGCTCCAGTCGCAGACCGCGCTCGCCCGCCGCGTCCGCACCCTCGCCGCGCAGCTCTTCATCTCCGACGCGCTGCTCAAGGGCCGCTTCGCCTCCATCGGCGGCTCGATCCTCTACGAGACCGGCGACGTGCTCTTCGCACCCGACGACCCCGAGTCGATCCAGCCCGGCGGGGAGTACCCGCGCTCGCAGGTCACCGCCGGCGACCTCGCCGCCGCGCGCGTCGACAAGTGGGGCCGCGACGTCCCGATCACCGACGAGTCGATCAAGCGCCGCGGCATCGACGTCGTCAACAAGGCGCTCACGCAGCTCGTGAACCGCATGGTCAAGTTCGTCGACTCCGCCGCGCTCGGCGTCATCGCCTCCAAGGTGACGGCCACGTCCGCCGCTTCCGGGACGTGGACCACGACGAACGACATCGTCCTGTCCATCGAGCTCGCGAAGGCGATCGCTGAGGAGTCCGGCGAGGGCCACAGCCTCGACACGATCGTGCTGCGCCCCACGCAGTACGCCCGCGTCATGTCGATCTTCCTCAAGGACGGCCTCCTGCCCCGCGAGTCGGCGAACCCGCTGCTCAACGGCCAGTGGCCGCAGGTGCTCGACCTCACCTGGCTGCGCTCGCCGAACGTGCCCACCACCGCGCCGATGCTGGTCGACACCGAGGAGCTCGGCGGCATGGCCGACGAGGACCTCGGCGGCCCCGGCTACAGCAAGGCGCTGCCCGGCGTCGAGACGAAGTCGATCCGCGAGGACAAGATCGACAGCTACCTGCTGCGCTCGCGTCGCGTCACGGTCCCCGTCGTCACCGACCCGACCGCCGGCGTCGTCATCACCGGGACCGGCTTCTGATGGCGGCCAAGCGGTACGTCGTCACCGCCACCCTGATCGTCGTCCGGCTCCGCGGAGCGCAGGGCGGCGAGGTCTACCTCAAGGGCGGCAAGTTCCTGCCCTCCACCGTCGACGAGGCCGAGGCCGAGCGCCTGTCCAACCTCGGCCTGGTCGGCGAGGTCGAGGTGTCCGAGGAGGCCGCCCCGCTCGAGCCGCAGGTCCCGCCCGCGGCTCGCGCGCAGTTCGCGTCCGACGAGGTGCCGTCGGACAAGTGGAACGTCGCGCAGCTCGACGCGTACGCGCTCGAGCACAGCATCGACGTCACCACCGCGAGCAACAAGGCCGAGAAGCTCAGCCTCATCCTCGCGGCACCGTCCGCCTGAGCAGAAGGGGGCGATGGTCGTGATCGACGCCACCGAACTGCAGGTCGACGAGGACACCGCACTGCGCGTCCTCGCCACTGCACGCACCATCGCCCCCACCATCCACGACGTCGTCGACACGCAGAGCCGCAACGAGCTCGTCGCAGTCCTCCGCGGCGTCGCGAAGGACGCGGCCGCACGCGGGTCCCTGCTCGTCCGCGGCCAGCGGATGGGGCCAGGAGGCGTCGACTACACCGACGCGACGTCCTGGTTCACCGACGACGTCCGCGCGACGCTCCGCGCGATCTGCCGCTCCGCCAGCATCACCACGGCCGGCCCGATCGCACACTTCCCGAAAGCATCCCCGGTGACCACGAACCTGTGGCCCGAGCAGTACGAGGACTGAGGTGCAGCCATGACGGTGCTCATCAACACGCACGGCGCCCAGGTCGACGTCCCGCCGGCCGTCGTCGACGACTACCTCAAGCAGGGCTGGCGGCGACCGGGCCAGTCGCTCGAAGCGCCGCCGCTCGAGAAGCCGAAGACCCGCACACGCCGGCCGCGCAAGTAGCCGATGATCCTCCGCGACCGGCGAGCAACCGAGCCCGACCCGTACAACCCCGGCCGCACCCGCCCTGCCGCGACCTGGGACGACGCCGCCACCATCACGCTGCCCGATCCGCCAGCTGCCTGGATCGGCACCCCGTCGATCCAGGCGTCCAGCGACCCGGCCCGCTCATCGACCTCCTCGACCGCCTCGCTGTTCTGCGACGCCACGGTCGACGTCCGGCAGGGCGACCGGCTCCGCTACAGCGGCCACACCTTCATCGTGCACGCCGTCCCGCTCAGCACCCCCAACCCGTGGACGGGATGGCAGCCGCCCGTCGAGATCCCAATCCAGGAGGTCATCGACCCGTGAGATACAACAACGGCTTCTTCGAGGACCTCGCCAACAGCGCGCCAGTCGTCGGCCTCTGCGTCGAGGCCGCGAACCGCGTCGCCGACGCCGCCAAGAGCACCGGCCCCAAGGACACCCTCGACTACGTCAACTCCATCCACGTCGAGGTCGTCCCGCACCGGCAGATCCGCTCCGTCGCACTCGTCGTCGCCGACGACCCCAAGTCGATGCTCATCGAGTCCAAGACCGGGAACCTCGCCCGCGCGGTGAAGGCCGCCGCCCGTGGCCGGTGAGGTCCTCCACGCCGACCTCGAACTCTTCCTAACCGCCTGGTACCGCGCCGCCTTCACCGGCCGCGACGAGCCCTACCTGGCAGGCATCGAAGTCGACCGAGTCGAACGCGACCACCGGCCCCTCCTCGTCCTCCGAGACGACAGCGGACCCAACGACCTGATCCTCACCGGCACCCGACAGGTCGGCATCACCGCCCTCGCCGGCACCCGCGCCAACCCGCAAGACGCGCTCGCGATCGCCCGCCTCGCCGTCGCGCTCCGCACCCGCATCCCCGCACCCGGCAACGACAACCCCGTCGCCGCAGTCACCGACTCGAACGGCCCGTACCTGGTCGCCGAGCAGGCAGACAGCGCCCGGGCGTACGCGACGGTCACTCTCCGTGTCGTCGGAACCCCTCTCACCGCATAGGAGAACCCCATGGCTGCAGACAGCTACGGCAACGACATCACCCAGGTCTTCGTCCCCGTCACCGGCGCGATCGGCTTCGCCCCCGCCGGCACCACCCTGCCCACCGACGAGGAGCTCGCCGACCCGGACCTGGTGCTCCCCGCCGCCTGGAAGAAGCTCGGCCTGCTCACCGAGGACGGCGGCCCCGAGTGGACCCTCGAGCCCGACGGCGACAAGATCCTGTTCTTCCAGGACGGCTACAACCTGCCCTCCGGCCTCGCCAACGCGCAGCTCGTCGCGAAGCTCGCGCAGACCGACGCGAACACGCAGCTCGTCGTCCACGGCAAGACCCCGAACGCCAACGGCTACATCACCATCGACGCCGGCGGCCACTCCCTCGAGTTCGCGATGTTCACCGAGGAAATCGGCAAGAACGGCGACATCCGCCGCCGCACCGGCTACGCCACCGTGTCCGGCACCAAGGAGGACAAGTCCGAGCGCGGGTCCGTCAAGGGCTACGAGACCACGTTCGACTTCCGCCGCGACGCGTCGCTGAACAACGAGCACCTCGGTCAGGCGATCATCAAGGCCGCGTAGCGGCCCACCTACCCCTGGGGCCGCGCATGGGTGACGCGGTCCCAGGCCACACCCACATCACCCGCGCGTAGGAGCTCACCCACATGGCTGCACCCAAGACACCCGCACCCGAAAAGCCCCGCTTCCAGGTCGTCGGCGACACCTTCGTCGCCCAGACCAGCGACCAGGGCGAACTGTCGATCCGTCTCCGCTTCAAGTTCAAGCTGCTGCGCCAGCTCCGCGCGACCGGCGACACCGGAGCCGACCAGATCGACCAGATCTTCACGCTCCTCGACGGCATCAACGACCAGGAGACCGCCGCCAAGCTCGACGAGCTCGACACGTTCGAAGCCATCGAGCTCGTCGTCGCCTACTTCAACGAGTTCAACAAGAGGCAGCAGGCCTCCCTGGGGGAATCCTCGAGCTCCTCGGCCTGATCGAGGAGCACCGGGCAGCTCTCACTTGGGACTTCCGGCACTACCTGCACCTGCCCCTGAAGGCCGTCGGCAAGTCGATCTCCTGGCGCGAAGCACTCGACTACGTCGACGAGCTCCGCCGCGAGACCGGCTCGCACCTCCGCGCCGCCGAGCACGGATGGGACTGGGCCTCCAGTCTCGGCGACGTCTACCTCGGCCAGCTGCTGCAGCACTACGTCAACACCCACCGCGACGAGAAGCGCTACCCGGACCCCATCGAGATGCCGATGCCGTGGACCGGAACCGCCACTGAACCCGACGTGACGCCCGAAGAGCGCGCACGCCTCGAAGTCGACCTCGCCGCACGGAGCGCATTCCGCGACTGACCCAGGGGGTGTCCGTGTCCTCTGAAGTCGGCTCCGGCACCGTCGCGATCTTCCCCACCTTCAACGGCTTCCGCTCGAAGGTCGGCAACGAAGTCGACGCCGCAGGCAAGAGCGGTGTCAAGCGGTTCCAGAACAGCTTTCGCGGCGCCGGCGTCAAGGCCGGTACCGACGTGGGCCGCGGCCTGAAGTCCGGCATCACCGCGGCCACCGCCGGCGCCGGCCAGGGCGCACTGAAGTCGATCACCGCCGAGGTCGCCAAGTCCTCCAACGCCCTCTCCGTCGCGCGGCTGAAGGAGCAGGACGTCACCGGCAAGCTCCGCGTCGCGGAAGCCGGCCTCGCCGAAGCGCGCAGCAAGTTCGCCGCCGGCTCCTCCCGACTTGTCGCCGCGGAGGAACGGCACGCCTCCGCCGAACGGGCAGTGCAAGCCGCCCAGGACGCCACCAAGGGCGCATCCGACCGGCTTTCCTCCTCCCAGGAGCGACTGCGCAGCATCACCACCCAGACCGCCGCAGGCGCCGACAAGGCCACCGCCGGCTTCCGCCGCTTCGGGACCGGAACCGTCCGCGTCTTCGGCAGCGTCTCCTCCGCAGCCGGCGGTGTCGCCAAGATCGTCGGCGCCGGCATCGGCTTCGGCATCGGCGCGCTCGCGGTCGCCGGCTTCGGCCGCGCCGTCCACGCAGCCACCGGACTGGTCCGCGACTCGATCTCCGCGGTCGCGAACTGGCAGACGATCAACGCTCAGACCTCCGCGGTCGTGAAGTCGACCGGTGGCGCGGCGAACATCTCTGCCGCCGGGATCTACAAGCTCGGGCAGTCGCTCGAGTCGCAGACCGCGACGCAGGCGGAGACGATCCAGCAGGGCGCGAACCTGCTGCTCACTTTCAAGAACGTCCGCAACGAGGCCGGCAAGGGCAACGACGTCTTCAACCAGACGACGAAGGCCTCGGTCGACATGTCGAGGGCGCTCGGCACGGACGTGAAGTCCAGTGCCCTGCAGCTCGGCAAGGCGCTGAACGACCCGATCAAGGGCGTCACGAAGCTAACTCGGTCCGGGGTGTCCTTCACGGATCAGCAGAAGCAGCAGATCGCGACGCTGCAGAAGTCCGGCAACATCCTTGGCGCCCAGAAGGTGATCCTCGCCGAGGTCAACGCCGAGTTCGGTGGCTCCGGTGCCGCCTACGCGAAGACCTACTCCGGCGCGGTCTACCTGCTCGGCGACGCGTTCGGCGACGTGGGGGAGACCCTCGCGAAGGGGCTGCTGCCTGG